AGATGAGCGCGATCCCCGGCTTCCACTGGAACCGCTCCTGGTAGACGCGCATGCGCGAACCCGGCAGGCCGGCCGTGACCTCCGCGGTCACCTTGCCGAAGTCCTCGTGGACGAGGCCCGCCTTGCTGCCCTTCGGGAAGATGCCGGAGATCGTCTCGTCGCCCCAGCAGATCAGCCAGATGCTGGCGTTGTCGCCGCCGGCGCCGCCGGCCTTGATGACGTTGCTGCCGTTGGGCGCGGTGCTCGAGCTGTAGCGCACCGACAGCCCGGTGAACTGCTCGGGGTTCACCGAGGCGTTGCCGTAGAACAGGACGCGCGCGAGCTCCTGGTTCATGGCCTCGATGAACGCGCGCGCCTCGCTGAGGCGGAACGCCTGCTCGTTGCCGTTGAGCAGGACCAGGTCCACGTCCACTTCGGACCAGGCCTCGAGGATGCCCGTCTGCTCGTCGATCTGCGCGGTCAGCGATTTGCTCGGCGTGACGCCCTGGTTGAGCAAGCGCCACGCGAGCGCCGGCAGCCCAGTCCGGACGGTGGTGCGGTGGCCGGTCGGGAGGTTGCCCTCGCGCCACACCATGTCGGTGAGGATCTCGTTGGTCTGCGCGAGCAGCTCAACGATCGTCGGAACTTTCCCATCGGGATCGACGCGCTTCGCCCAATCGGCGAGCGTGAGGTTGCCCGTACCTAGTGCAGCCATGTGTGCCTACTTTCGAGGCGCGCTTACTTCGGGGTCGTGCCGCCGTAGAGTTTTTCTGCCGCGTCCATCTGGCCCGCCGCAGGCCTCCCGCCGCCGACCGGGGTGTCTTCGCGCATCATGCGTCCGAGGTCGGCCAAGAAGGACACGACCTCGATGTGGTTGCCATAGCCCGACCGCGCGAGGAGGCGTCGGAGCCCATCGCCGCGCGGCGTGCCCGCTGGACGGACCTGGTCGAGCACGAGGTTGGAGAGCTGCGTCGTCTCCTCGAGCTTCGGCCCGCCGTAGTCCGTGTCGTTTTCGGTGGTCGTGCGAAAGGCCGCCGAGGCGTTTTGCAGCACCTCGACGTGCTGGTCCACCAGGGCCTGCGCGGCCGCGGTGTCCAGCTTCAGCTCGCGCGCGAGCTCGACGATCGGCGCGAGGTCGGCCTGCTCGAGAAACGTCTTCGCGCTGTCCGGAATCGTCAAGACGTACGGCTCCGGAATCGCGGCTGCCGGGGGCTCCGCCGGCGGCGTCACCGGCTCGGCCGGTGGGTTCTCGATCGGTTTGTCGGCCGGCGGCGCGGCCGCCGGTTTCTCCGCGACGGGCGGCGTCGCGGGTTTCTCCGCAACCGGGGTTGCAGGGGCGGCGGCGGCGGCTGGGGTCGGGCTCATGGCGTCGATTGCTCCTGCTCAAAGGCCGCGTCCTCAGCGTCGTCACGCTTGCGGCGGGCCCGGTTCTCGCGTTCCATCAGGTCGTAGAGCTCCTCGTCGGCCTCGAGCCACTCGGCCATCAGCTCGTGGCCGAAGTCCTGGCGGCCGGCGCGGTAGTGAATCTCCGCGGACGGCGTCCAGATGGAATGGAACACGCCGGCGCGGTGCAGAATGTGCGCGAACACGCGGCGGCCGGGTTCGCTCGCGAGCACCTGGCGCACGGCCTGCTGATACTCGCGGGCCTGCCGGCGCGCCTTGCGGTCGGCGTAGGCCTCCGCGGGCGTCGGCGGCCGCTGGAGCTCAGGGCGCGGCATACCACCCGCTAAACGTCAGCAGCGTGTCGTCGGTGAGGTCCGGCTGCCCGAGCGGCAGACAGTCGGTCTTCACGCCAAACAGCGCGACCTTATCGGAGCCGGGCACCGCGATGCCGGCGACGCTGCCGGGTTGGCTCACGAGGCCGGCAAACAGCGGCACCGCGAGCGCGCCGCCGCCGGGCCCGACATCGACGGGCAGGCCGCCGAGCAGCAGGCCGCCGGTGATCGTGCCGGCGGCGCTGAGTTGCACCGCGCCGCTCACCCACACCAGGGCGCCGAGCTTCACGAAGTAGCCGTCCTGGCGCGCGTAGGTCTGGTCCGCGGCGCCGGCCGTGCCGAGCAGGATCGGCGCAAAGACGCCCGTCTCGACGCGCACCGGCTGGCTGGGCCCGGTGCCGCCGTCAGGGCCAGGCGTCGCCATGCCGGGGATCAGGACCACCGCGTGGCGCTCGGCGTCGTAGCCGAGCATCGGCTGGCCGCTCTTGTTGCAGAGGAGGATCTCGAGCTCCATGTGGCTTACCCCGTGGGCGGCGCGGCAATCGCGCCGGGTTGGTTGGTGCCGCTGACGAGCCGGTTGAGCACGCTGTCACCGGTCAGCGGCGCCTGGCTGGCGTCCTTCGCGGCCTTCGCGGCGTTGACCATCTGTTCGCTCTCGGCCTGCTGCTGCACGGCCTGCGCAGCCTGCTCGCGCATCGCGTCGGCGTCTTCGTCGCTGCGGACGATCGACGGATCGACGCCGAGCATGTCGGCGTAGTTGTTGATCACGCGGTTGGTGTCGATCTTGAACTTGACCTCGGGGAACTGCTCGGCGAGCATCGCGGCGGACTGCAGGAAGCGGTCCTGGCCGACGACGCCGACCAGTTTCTGCGCCTGCGCCAGGATGCTGATGTACTCCACCTTCAGCACGACGCCCTCGAGCTCCGGCGGCGGCGGCGGGAACAGGCCGGCCTCGTCCATCATGTTGTAGACGCGGTCCACGATCGGGTCGAGGAGCTCGTCGTTGGTGCGCTCGAGCACGGGCCCCAGCGCGAGCAGCTTCTCCTCGTGGCGCTCGTCGATCTCGCGCGCGGTCGGTGGCTGCGTGCCGCGCACTTCGTCGCTGCGGGCGAGCATCAGGAACAGGTCCTCGTAGAACGCGCGCTGGATCCGGTACTGCACCTCGCGGATATCCGCGGTGAGGTCGCGCAGGTTGAGGTTGACGTCGTAGACCGAGCGCATGCCCTGCATGCCCTCGCGGAGATCGACGTAGGTGATGTCGCCGGCGAGGAGGCTCGTCTTGTGGCCGCGAATCTGCGACGGCGCGACCACCGGCGGGTCCACCTGTTTCGCGATGGCCTTGGCCTTCTCGAGCTGCATCGACTGCAGTTGCTGCGTGTCGCCGAGCGCGGTCATGCCCGGCGAATCGGTGCCGTAGCTGTCCTCGCCGGTGACGTCCCAGCGCGGCGCCATGATCGGATTGTTTTTGAACCCTGACTCGCGCAGGAACACCGGCTCGCTGCTGCCGTACTCCCAATGGCACGAGGCATAGGGCAGGAACTTGGCCGGCCGCGGCCCGCTCGCCCGCTCGTAGCGCAGGTCGTTGGGCTTGACCATCCAGCACACCGGCACCGCGACCTCGTAGCTGCTGCGGTCCCACAGGTCGCGCACGGTGCGCGAAATGCGGTCCCACTTGATATCGCGGCCGTTGGGCTGCACGCCGAAGCTCTCGACGACCTGGCGCACGGTGAGCTCATACTCGCGCGTGAACGTGCCGACGACGTTGCGGTGGTCGAGGCCGAGCGCGTAGCTGCCGATCGGATAGCTGTAGCAGCGGAACAAGTCGCGGACGTCGCCGACGATCGCCATCGCGGCCGTGCCGAAGATCCCCATATCGAGATAGACCAGCGGCAGGACGTTGTAGAGGTTCGTCGTCGCGAACAGCACGAGCATGCGCTGCGTCACGGTGTGCAGCCACCGCTTGACGGGCCCGAACTCGGCGAGGTCCTGGTTGGGCGTCGTCAGCTTCAGCCAGGGGCGCGCCGGCGAGGTCAGGCCCGAGTGCAGGCCCGACGCGAGCGTGCGCGCGCTGAAGCGGCCCGTGCTGTCGATGATGTCCTGGTTGCGGCGGTCGCCCTTGTTGCGGTCCTCGACCGTCCAGCGCACGCGCCGCGGCATGAAGTTGTCGGCCAGGTCGCGCCAGTGACTATCGAACCCGCTCATGCGCTCGGACCAGAGCGCCGCGCGGAGCTCCTCGTAGCGCGTGCGGCGGTCGATCGCGTTGACCTGCTCCGGCATCAGACGCCGCCGATCAGCGTGCGCGGCGGCGTGCGCCCGCCGGGCTTGTGCTCCGACCAGGGCGTGGCCGATCGCGGGAGGCCGCCGGCGAG